AATCATTTTTTGTCCAAACATCCATTTCTTTTTTTTCTATTTTATACTTTTTTACTTTATCTAAAGGATTACAAGAAAGCAATTCGTTTTCAACAGCCCAGTTAAATACTCCTTTTAATTGTTTTATAATTTCATTCTTTTGCATATCAGTAGTATCAATATCAGCAACAAATTTTATCCAAAAACTTTTTGTAGTTTTATGCAAATTCAAATTAACTTTATTTTTTAAATATTTATTGTACGCTTTTTCTTTTCTTAAAATCGTATTATAAGCTAATTTTCTGACATATTTACAATCAAAGATATATTTATCCCATAAACTATCTAAATTGCCTAAAAAACTATTTAAATTGGTATTCCCAGCCTTTTTCAAGTAATTGTCTCTTATTCTTATTGCGTCGTCTATGGAAATTATCTTTTTTCCATCAATTCTACTGATACTCGTTTTAACTGGTTTGCTAATTGAAATAATGTAATTTCCATTTTTATGTTTATAGATATTTTGATATCTAGTTTTTTTATATATTTTTAAATCCATGTTTTGTCCTCTTTTCTTTCTTTTTATTTGAATCAGGACAAATTCTATGATAAAATTAAAACATAGAAAAAATCCTTAATTCGCATGTTGAGTATTTTTTCTTAGAAGTTTTTTTACTTCGGAAGTCGTGTTCCAGCACGACTTTTTTTTATGCTAAAATATTTTCATCTTTTAGGCTTTCTAAAATAAACTTAATATATTTATCTGCTTCATCTTCATATTTATCAACTTTGAAAGCAAATAAGTCTTTATCAACTTGACATAATTGATTCAATTCAATATGTGCAAGTTCGTGTAATAGAGTTTTCTTTCTTTTATAATAAGAAAGATTAGAATTAATTATAATATTGTAAATATTCTTATAGAAAAATACAAATCCATTAATTCCTTCATTTAAACTAACATAAGTAATGTTAGCATTATAATAATTTAATAACTCTTGTTGTGTTATATCTCCTTTTAATAATTTATTTATCATACTTAATACCTCTTTATTCTTTATGTTTATATTAAGTACCTATACTAGCATACTTGTTTTAACTGTCTTTTGATTCTTTTATAATGTTCTCTAAATATTTTATTTCTGTATCTTTTTCCTTTATAATCTTGTCATAATATATGATTATATCTGTAAATGCAATAATCGATATACATCCATAGATTAAATGCCAAATGTCATATGCAATTGTTGAAAATGGTAAATAGAAACTATTAAAAACGACTACAAAAATGCAAAACTTATCTACTATATTAATAGTTACATTTTTGGAATTTTTATTCATTATCTTCACCTAATTCTTTATCTATTTCTTTTTTTCTTTGTTCTATAATAGTTTTTATTAATGTTTTATCTGACTCAGTTAAAATGTCTTTATGTTTATCAAATAACAAATCTAATTCATCAAATTCTACATCATCTTCTTTTAAGTTTTTGCCTGTTAAGTCTGCAACTGAAATGTTTAACGCATTTGCTATATCATAAATGTTATCTAATGATGGTGACATTTCGCCAGATTCCCATCTCATGATTGTAGTCTGATTAACATTAGCCATCTCAGCTAATTTATTTTGAGATAATTTTTTTTGTTCCCTCAAAAATTTTAAATTTGTACTAAAATAGCTCATTTTTTCCTCCTTTACATGATAATAATAGCATAAAAACATTAAAAGCACAATATAAATTATGCTTTTTAGCATTTTTAGTATTGACAAATGCGTATAAGCATTATACAATTGAAACAGATAGGAGGTAAAAAGTGGAAGAGTTTAAAGAATCTGTATCATCTGTATTAAGAAGCATAAGAGCTGAAAAGCATATGACTCAACAAGAAGTGGCTGAAAAGTCCGGAATGGATGTAATGACAATTAGTAGATATGAAAATAATCCTAATACTATTGTTTTAGACAAATTAGATAAAATACTTCTTGTATATGGAGTAGATTGCTATTATTTTTTTAATATAGTTAATGCGAAAAAGCATAATAATAAATCTGATTTAGATTAGGAGGAATTGTATGAAATATTATACAGTAGAAGATGTTATGAATATAACTGGTGCAGGTCAAACAAAGTCGTACGAGATTATTCGTGAACTTAACAAAAAATTCAAGAAAATGTATCCAAACGCCGTTTATATTCAAGGCAAAGTCTTAAAAACATTTTTTGATGAATGTATGGGCATAAAAAAAGATTGCTCAAATACTGAGCAATCAATAAACACTTTGTAAATAAAATTTACTTTTAAAGTATAACAAATATTTACAAATAAATCAAATATAAGTGCTGGAACACTTGTAAAAATACTCAACATGCAAGAAGGGAGAAGAATATGAGAATAATGAAAGAATTAAAATTAGAATTTCCAAAAACAAAAAAAGAACTTTTAAACGACATACTTGATTGTATTGCTATATTCGGAATTTCATATTTACTATTAATTCTTCTTTAGAAAAGAGGTTAATTCAATATGGAATTAGGATATGTAAGACTTTATAGAAAAATATTAGATAATCCAATTATTTGGAAAGATAGCGATCATGTAGCAATTTGGATTTATTTACTTTTAAATGCAACACACAAAGAAATATCCGTAATTTTTAAAGGTGAAAGAACTATTTTAAAACCTGGTCAACTAATTGTAGGTTCAAAAGCAATAGCAGAAGAACTAAACATTAATTATGTGAAAGTACATCGTGTATTAAATGATTTCAAAGTTGAAAAACAAATTGAAAAACAAGCGAGTAATAAAAACTCCTTAATTACAATATTAAATTGGGAAAAATACCAATCGTGTGAAAAGCAAAATGAAATTCAAGTGAAAAACAACTGTAATTCAGATGAAATTCAAATGAAAAACGAATGTAACACAACTGAAAAGCAACTGAAAAACAACTGTAATTCTACTGAAATTCAACAAAAAAGTGAAACACAAAGTGAAAAACAAATAATCACTGAAAATGCTTTAAATACGGCATTTAATCAAGAAGAAACGCCAACAAGTGAAAAACAAAATGAAATTCCAATGAAAAACAAGTGTAATTCAAGTGAAAAACAAGTGAAAAACAACTGTAATTCAAGTGAAAACAAACAAGAATGTAAAGAATGTAATAATAATACTTCTTATTATTCTTATTTAGAAGAAAAATATGCGCGTATGATAAATTCAGCAGAAAAAGAATTATTGGATAGTCTTTTAGAAACTTATGATAAAGATTTAGTTTTAGAAGCGATAAAACAATCAGCTATTATGAATAAAAAAAATTTAAACTATGCAAAAGGAATTTTGCGTAATTGGAAAAAATATCAAATAAATAATCTGGAAGATTTAAAAAAAAGTGAAGAAGCAAGGGAGGAGGAAAAGCAACCGGTAGAACTTTTTAGCTATAACTGGTTAGAAGATAATGAGTGAAATTAGTGAACGAAGAGTTGGAGAAAGAATAACATTTACAACAAGAGCAATAGCAAACTCAATAGTCGATAAAAAAGGTATGTATGAAAAGATACTTGAAATCATGAAAAAGTTTGATAAGCCAATGTCAGCAAAAGATATAGCAGTAGAACTTTTCAAAAGAGGTTTAACACCTGATGATTCTAGACAACAAGTTGCACCAAGATTAACAGAATTGTCTAGACAAGGAAAAATCGAACCTGTTGGAGATAAACAAAGAGACAACTATTCTGGAATACGAGTAAGTGTATATCAAATTAGAAAGTGTGATTCAAAGTGAATGAAGCAATAGTTATTAATTTGTTAATTTTAGGAATTTGTATTGGAATAGCAATTATGTTACTAGTTGTAATCGCTATTACATCAAACTACGAAAAACAATTACAAAAAGAAAACGAAAAAAGTTATATGCAAAATGAAATGATAAATGAAATAGTTTCATACGCAGTACAACAAAATCAAAAAATTAAAAAAATAGAGAAAGAAAAAATGCAATTAAAAGAATTATTAAAGACTTATCAATTAATTGCAAGAGGGAAATAGTTATGGAAATAGTTATGGAAGAAAAATTAAATATATATAAAAAACTGCAAAAATGCAGAATGGAATTAAATAAAAAGAAATTAACAAAAAGTGGACATAATACATATTCAAACTATAAATACTTTGAATTAAGTGATTTCTTACCAGTAGTTAATGAATTATTTTACGAAAATGGATTATCAAGTGAATTTAACTTATATGATAAAGCCGCAGTTTTAAAAATAATTGATGTGGATGACAATAACTCACAAATTATATTTAAAATTCCAATTGCAGATGCAACCATAAAGGGAAGTTCTCCTATTCAAGCATTAGGAGGGCAAATTACTTATTTAAGAAGATACTTATATATTAATGCCTTAGAAATTGCTGAAAATGATTTAATTGATAAACAAGATAATAAAATGTCGGAAGCAGAACAAGAATTGATTTTAGTATACATGGACAAGATGGAAAAGTTGGAAATGGAAACAGAATCGGATCACGAGGAAATTTTAAAATATTTTAAAGTTAAAAGTAATCAAGAAATGACTTTAAGACAATTTAAAGAAGCAGTAGCAATATTAGAAAAGAAAAAATCAAAAAATAAGGAAGAGGTGTTTTAGTGGAAACATTAAAAGAAAAAATGGAAAAACCAATATTGAAAAATGAAATAGTAGCAAAAATCACAACTATAGGAAAAGTAGAAGATAATATATCAGAAGCAAAAGAATATGCACAAAATCTAAAAGAATATTATTCAAAATTGGTATTTACAGAAGAACAAAAAGATGAAGCTGCAGCCGAAAGAGCAAATATTAATAAAGCAGTAAAGAAAATTGCAGATTATAGAAAAAGTATAGTTGCAGACTTTAAAAAGCCAATTGAGGTATTTGAAGAAACAGCAAAAGAAACTGAAAAAATATTAAAAGAAACATCCGAGTTTGTAGATATTCAAGTTAAAAATTTTGAAAACAAAGAAAAAGAAGTTAGAAAAGAAAATGCTAAAAAAATATATGAAAATAACATTGAAGAATTAAAAGAAATAGTATCATTTGAAAAAATATTTAATGATAAGTGGCTTAACAAAGGTAGTTGGAAAGAAGATAATACTTCACCAATAATCGAAAATGAAATAATTGAAATCAGAGAAAAAATAAGAAACGGATTAAAAGCTATTGAAGAATTACATAGTGAATTTGAATTAGAACTTAAAAATGCATTCTTACAAGATTTTGATTTAGCAAAGGCTATTTATAAAAATACTCAATTACAAGAACAAAAGAAAGCACTTAATAAAACAGTTGAAGTTAAAGAAAAAATAGTACAAGAGAAAATAGTAACAATGTTAGCAGAAGAAGTTAAAGAGGATATAACAGATCCAATATTAACTTATAAATTAAAGATTACTGGTCCATCAACTAGACAAAAAGCATTAAGAGAGTTCTTAGAACTTAATAAAATGACTTTTGAAAAGATTGATTAATATTAAGGAGAAGAAATAAATGATCGAAACAAGCTTGATGGTAAATGATTATCCTGAACCACCAGAAGATAAAACAAAAAAAATCATATTTACATGTAATTGTGAAGTTGAAATAACTGTATATGCAGAAGATGAAGAAACAGCTAAAGAATACTGCAATATTACTGACTGCGATGATTATGAAGTAAAAGAAATAATAGATATAATCAACTGCAAAGTTGAAGATTAGAAAGAAGGAAGAATTATTATGAAATTTAAAAGAGGAGATAAAGTAAAAATTAAAAAAAATACAACATTAGAAGAAATTGCTAAAAATCATTTTAATGGTTGTCAAATAGGTACTATGAAATTTTTATTAAATGCGAGTTTTGATAGTTTTGAAAAAACTTTTATAGTAAAAGAAGCATCAATTGCTGATTGTGTAATATTAGATAATGGACTTTTAGTTAATGCAATTATATTAGATAAAATTAAAGAAATACTTGATGACAAAGAAAAAGAATATTTAAAAGCGGTTATAAGACCTTTTAAGAAAGATGTAGAGTGTATAACAAAATTAACTGATGCTAATGGTGATGCTAATGGTATGGCATATATTGATGTGTTTTTAAAGAATGGTGACCATGCTTGTTTACCTAATTTTAAAAAATACACAATGTACAAAAATATGGAAGATGATAAAGGATACACTGCAAAGGAGCTAGGATTAGATGAATAAGGTAAACTTGATTGGAAGATTAACATCTGATCCAGAATTAAGATATAACTCTAGTGATATTGCTTATACAAGATTTGTTTTAGCAGTAAATAGACCATTTACTAATTCTGATGGTGAAAGAGAGGCAGATTTTATAAGTTGTGTCGCATGGAGAAAAACAGCAGAACTAATTTGTGAGCATTTTAAAAAAGGTAGCGAAATTGGTTTAAGTGGTCGAATCCAAACAGGAAACTATGAAAGAGCGGATGGAACTAAAGCTTATACAACTGACATAATCATTGAAGAAATTACATTTGTAGGAAGCAAAAAAGAGAATAAACCGGAACCAGAGTATGCTGAAAGAGTAGAAGAAACAAATCCTTTTGAATCAAACAGAAGTGTTAAACGAGATGAAATAATCTTATCTGATGATGATTTACCATTTTAATAAGGATATTTATGAAAGCACGAGGAAAAGTAGTAAACCTAGATTTAGATTATATAACTCATAGACCTAAGCTAACTCTTGAACTAAAAGGTCAAGAGTTGGTTGGTTATGATGATATAAAAGATTTAGAAGATTTGGATATTACAATTGAAAAACATAAAAAAAGAAGATCATTAGATGCAAATGCTTATGCTTGGGAACTCATCGGAAAAATAGCTCTTAAGTTAAGTAAAGACAAAGAAGATATATATAGAACTATTGTAGAGTTCAAGGGACCTTATGAAATATTACCGATTAGAAAAGAAGCATTAGAAAGATTTATTGAAAGTTGGAGTCGTAAAGGACTAGGTTGGATAGCTAAAGATTTAAAAAACAGCAAATTAGAAGGATATACAAATGTGATTTGTTATTATGGTAGTTCAGTATATAACTCAAAAGAAATGTCAGTGTTTATTGATGAAGTAATCGATAGGGCTAAAGAATTAGGAATAGACACAAGAACTCCAGAAGAAATTGCGAGGATGAAATCATTATGGATTTAAATAGTAATGTTGAGTTTAGTAAAAATTGGTTAACTGAAGAACTAATAAAAACTGATTTTGAAGAGAAAAAAACACATCAAGTAAAAATGATAACAATATCAAAAAAGGATTTGTTTAGATTAATAATTAAGTTCGTAAAATTGAACGAGAAGGGAGAATTATAGTGGAAGGAATAGAAAGAATAAAAGTACTTGCTTCAGAAGTAAAAGATGAAGCAGTACTTGAAATAGTAAAATATTTAATATCTAGAACTGATATGAATGATAAATATTTGAATGAAGAAAAAAGTTTAAAACAAATGATAGATTTTATTTTAAAAGAAGCAAAGAAAAAATCAGAAAACAATATGGCAATGATAAAAGATGATGTTGTATTTGGATGGGCAATACATTATTGGGACGAAGATAATAAAGATTTAGATTTAAGTTCAAGTGACAATGTAAAAAATATAGGAAAGAAAGAAAAAGTTGTTCAAGAAAAAACAAACAAAATAGTAAAAAAAGATTGGACTCCTGAAGGACAACTAACGCTGTTTTAATGTATATCAAGAAAAAAGTTAGAGAACAAATAGACGTAATTAATAATTATGTTGACAACTGTGTAAATTCTAAAGAGTTTAAAGAATTTGTAGAGAATCAAAAAAAGTATATTTGTATTAAAAATAAAAACAATTGTTATTGTTCCAATTGTAAACGTGAATTTGAGACTGTATGTAAAGTTAATGATTATATACAATGTCCAAATTGTAAGAAGAAATTATTAGTCAAAAGAACGACTAATTATATAGATAAAGATTATTTTATGTATTTAATAAATTTTAATGATAAATACATAGTAAGAAATTATGAAATTGTAAGTACATATTCAAATTCAACAAAATCAATGAAATTTATAATTACTGAATATGCTAGACAAGTCATTGAGAAAGATGGAACTTTAAATTTAAAGATAATGATAAATAACATGAGAAGGAATACTAGTGGCTACTGGTATATTAATTATTGGGAAAAAACCTCATATTGGAAACCTGAATATTACATTATGTTATACGGCAAGTGCTTTGTAGATAAAAATACATTAAAAGCTAAATATTATGATCCAAAAAAAATTTTTGATAATGCTGAAATAAATGTTTGTGATATTTTAGAAGGTATTAATAAAGATAATTATACTTTGGAAATATTAACTAAAGCAAAGTTATATAATTTGGCGGCATACTATTATGAGTTTAAAAAAGGAAAGTTTGAAGATGTGTTTAAACTTGATAGAAGCTATTTAAGTTTTATAATTGAAAATAACATCACATATGATGAACTGCGAGTTTTACAAAAAATAAAAATAAAAGATTATGAACTTGTTAAATATTTTTGTAATGTTTATCGATTAGATGAGTTATTAAAGTATTGTAAGCCATATGACTTAATGAAATATCATATTAAAAATAAAGATATATATATGTACCTAGATTATATATCAATGGCCAAACAACAAAAAATGGATTTAAAGGATAAATCAATATTATATCCAAAAAATTTAAAAGAAAAACATGATGAATTACAACATCAAATTCAAGTAAGAAAAGATAAAGTTATAACTAAACAAATAAAAAAGAGATATGAAAAAATTAAAACAAATGAATTTCAAAATAAACAATATATTATATATCCTGTGAAATCAGTTGAAGAGTTAGTTGAAGAATCTAGTCAACAAAATAATTGTGTTAAAACTTATGCTGAAAGAGTGGCAAAAGGCCAATGTGATATTTATTTTATGAGATTGATAAAAGATATAAATCACTCCTTAGTGACTGTTGAGGTTAGAGAAAATAAAGTAGTTCAAAAGAGAACTAAAAACAATGCAGCTACAACAAATAGTCAAAATATATTTTTAAAAAAATGGGAAAACCAAATTTTGAATAAAAATGGATAGTGAGGTAAATATGAAAGAAAGATGGATTGCGATAGCGTTTATAACAATGTTATTAATAATTTTAACAATAGCAAATGAGGTTAGCTAATGAAGATAATAATAGTAATTTTAATAATAATAATTTATTTCTTAGTTTTAAAGTTAATTAAGTTAAAAGAAAATTTAGCTATATATAAAAACAATTATTATACAGCAATAAAAATATTAGGTGATTATGATCCAAAATTAAAAGAATATCTAGAAAGTAAAGGAAAATAAGATTATGGATAAAGAAATAATTGATAAAGTAATGTTTGATAACTTTTTAAAGTCAGTTCCTACTATGGTTGTGGATGCTAAAGATAGAAAAACAATAAGTGCTTATGGAAGTATTGATGTAAATGATTTAAGAAGTGCAGTAGATACATTTAAAAAAGTTCCTGACTATGGAGAATTGCTTAAACAAGTCAAAAAGCAAAAAGAAGTTATTGATAAAATAATGAACTTGATAAAACAATATGGGAAATATGACGGCAAAAAATGTACACGTGGTTTTCAGATGTGGAGTGCAGATTTTAATAAAATTTTAGATATGTTAAAAGAGGTGTCAGAATGATAACTAACATTCATGATTTAATAAAAGCATTAAACGTAAATCCACATAAAATAGTTCTTGTTTCTAATTTATACGATTGGCTTTTAAAAAGTAATTGGGACTGCATATTGTCTGATAATCTCAAAGAATATATTAAAAATGGTGGACTTGTTGAAAGAATAGAGGTGTAAAAATGACAAAAATATTAATTTATAGTCAGGAAGATTTAGACTTACTTTTAGAACTTACAAAAACAGAAAATGAAGAACTACAACAAGAAAATAAAATCTTAAAAGAAAATGCAGAAAATAATGACAAGGTAGTTGATAAAGTTAATTGGGAAAATCAGTTGTTAAAGAAAGAAATACATCAATTAAAAGAAGAATACAACAAAATTCAAAAGGCATATGAAAGTACATTTAGTGATTATCAACAACTAAAAGATAATTGGAATAAATTAAAAGAATATGTTAATAAGATGCACGAATATTTTTTATATACAGATGTGAATGAAATTTATAAGCAAAGTATGAAAGTAGATAATCCATTTCCCAATTTCTTTAATTTATCTGAATTAAATGCAAGTGATAGAATATTAAGTTCAATTTGCAAGAAAATGCAAGAAATAGAAAGAAGTGATAGTAATGAATAAATATTGTTATGAAATAAAAGATGGAAAATGCAAGGGCTATTTTAAAATATATCAAGCAATAAATGGTTCTATTCAATTAATGATGGGAAATTGTAATACTACTTTAACAGCACAACAAATATTAGATTTAAACATATATACATTTGATTTAATTGATTATGACCACAATAAATTTTTAGAATTTTATAAGTTAGGTGATAGTAATGAACAATGATACATTAGCAGATTATTGGAGAGATGTAAGTCCAATATTAAAGCAACAAGCACAAGCAAAAAGAGAAAATTGTTTTAATGATAGATTAGAATATGCTAAAAAACAATTTGAAGAAAACAATATACCTTATAAATTATGTAATGAGAGCATAGGACATTTTAATTTATTAGATAACAAAGGAAAAGTATTAATGAGTTTTTGGAGTTATACCGGAAAATGTTATATTCCTAGTACCGATTTTAGCGACAATATAGGAATTAGAAATTGCATAAGAAAATATAAGAAAATAGTGGGAAGTGATAGTAATGATAGTAATTAATTTAATTGATATTATAATTATATCTATAATTTTATTAAGTATAGCAATATCTATTATAAAAGCGATAATTGAAGAAATAAAAAAAATAGGTAAAAAAAATTGTTATGAATGTAAAAATTATAAATTATATGATGTTTGTAGTTATGGAGATGGTTGTAGATATCAATGTATAAAAAATAACAGGATTGATAGTGTTGTTAGTATGAATTGCAATGAACATTATGAAAAATGTAAAGGAAGTGATAGTAATGATTAAATTTTATTTAATTTCAGTAATGATATATTTTACTATTTACATAGTAAGTGGAATATTAATGAGAAAACGATTTATAAAAGCTAGGAACAGACTAAGAAAAGCAACAAATACAAATTCTAAAATTTATGGAGTTATAAGGACAACGATAGATTACTTATTAATATCTTTTATACCTTTTGTAAGATTAATTACATTAATCCTAAAATATTACCTTATAGCTAACACAGATGATTTTATTAAAGTGATGAAAGAAAAAGGTGATAGTAATGAATAAAGAAAAATTTATTAAAATGCTAGAACAAGCTAAAGAAGATGAATATGGTAGATTATATGTTATAGGGGATTGTAATAATAAAATTTATTTTGGTACAATAACAACCATTTGTGAAGATATATTTGAAGGTAGCAATAGGGCTGAAATATATGATAGACATTTTTGGAATGACGATACTTTAGAATGTTTTGTTGTATCAACTAAACATGATGAAGATATCGAATATAAAGAACCTAAAAGAATAGAAGAATTAAATCTTGTTGCACCAACAAATTACATGAAATATATGCAAGACAAGATTAATGAATTAGTTAGAATATCAAATAAATATGCTAGATTGCTAGAGAAGGTAGAGTGTGATGAATAAATGCTAACCTTACCAATAAAAAAGAAATGGTTTGATATGATAAAGTCAGGTGAAAAGAAAGAAGAATATAGAGAAATTAAACCTTATTATAATAGCAGATTCAACAAAAATTGCATTAAAGAAATTTATTTTAATCCTATAAGAGAAATAATATTCAAAAATGGTTATTCAAGTAATAGTCCAAAGATAAAATGTAAAGTTGAAATAACTGAGGGCTATGGTAAACCCGAATGGGGAGCAGAACCTAATAAAGAATATTATGTATTAAAAATATTAAGTGTGAAGGAAGTGAAATAAGTGAAAAACAAAGATTTAAAAATAAATTTTAGATACTTAGGGGGAAATATAGCTTGTTTAAGTGTAGATAGTATAGCTGGAGAATCAATTCATAATGATATTAATAATGAGGAAGCAATTATAATTTTTAATTCATTAGTAGGCGAAAAAGAAAATTGCCAAACTGTAAAAACTTTATTAAAAGAAAATCAAGAATTAAAAGAACAACTTGAAACTTATGAAATAGAAGGTTATGAGCAAAACGAAGAATTAAATAAAATGTCTTTTGATATTAGAAAATATAAAGTTCAACAAAAAGAGTTTATAAAATATTTAGAAGATGAAATTGAAACTATTAATAAAGTTGAAAGGCATCTTCATCAAGATAGAATACCTAAATATTTTGAACTTGGAGGAGTTATAGGTGAAAAAAATGCTACTAAAGAGATTTTACAAAAATATAAAGAAATAATAGGAGTATCAGATGAAAATAAAAGGAATTGAAGTAGAACAACCAAAAGAATTAAAAACTATTATATATCAATGTCCTTATTGTTCTAAAAAATTTATAAACAAAAATAGTTATTATACTCATATTGGTAAAAATTATTGTTGGCATTTTGATATGCGTTTTACAAGAATAAAGAAATTATATGAAGAAAACAAAATAACAATGCAACAATATTATGAATGGTGTTACGAGAATGGTTGTTTAGAATACTTAAACTTAGATGAAAAAACAATATCAAAATTAGGTAATGATTTTTTTAATAAAATTAGTTCAATGTATTCTGAAGAAGATTATTAAGATTAGGAGATGATAAAGAATGATAGAAAGAAAAGTATATAATGGTTGGGCTTTTTCAGAAAATGAAAGTAAAAAAAGTGAATTTAATCGAGAAATTTATGAGGAGCTAAAAAGTAAATATAAAATATTAAAAATTTCTGATATAGATTATAGACAACCTAGTGAAGAGCAATTAGAAAATAATGATATTGTTTATTCAAGAAAAGCTTGTTATTTACATGGTGAATATAAAATATATAAATGTCCTGATGAGGTTACATTTAATGAATTATCTTTAATATGCGATAATGGAAACTTATGTTTTGGAAGTAGCGGAAATAAAAATTTTATAAATGTATCAGAAGATTAGGAGGAAAAAGGTGAGTGAATCGGTTATTGAAAAGCATTTAAGTATAGAAGAAGCTAAAAATGAAATAAAAAAATTAGAAAATGAATTAGATCTATACTTAACAAAGAAAAAGATTAATTATCAAAAAACACAACCAGCGTCAATAAAAATAAAAGACATAGTAATATCCTCTAAAAATATATTTGATAAGTTTAGTCACTATGTAATAAAAGATGAAGAATTAGACATTAAAATATATTCATTACAAGAAGCAATATTAAGTTATCAAGAATATATCTTGAAAGAAATGAAAAGAATATCAGAATCAGAACCATACAAGCTAAGAGTTTATGAGTTAAGAGAAGATATGGATTTTATTAGAATACACGGAAGAAAAAGGACTTGGTTAGAGATAGCTGAGTTAACAAATTACAGCGATAGACAAGCAAAAAGAATTTACTTTGATGTAGTAAATGCGAAGTGTTAGCTCAAATATGTCCCACTCATGTCCCACTGACATTGTTAAAATAGTATTATGGAAGAATAGAAGATATTACTCCATAATACTATAGTAATGTTACTCTTTATGAGTAGCATAGAGTAGATAAGGGGAGAGGCTATCCGTTGGGTGGTGCTATATAGGTTCGACTCCTACTTTCCTGCCTGTCTATTCTATGGTGTCTATAAGGCACTAATAAGTTTTTGTAAAATTTATTGCTTGTTTATTTAACAATAGGGTATTGCCGTACCTTAACTATTGTTAACATTACCTTTAAAAGGTAGTGTACTGATGATATATTAATATATGCTTTGATAGTTTAATGGCTAGAATTTTAGTCTCCAAAACTAAAGGTCTAGGTTCAAATCCTAGTCGGAGTGCCAATTATATCATTAGTGCAGTATCTATTAAAGATACAAAGAAATACGATGATGACTACTCGGAATTGATCAGATGATATCTTTTCGATTTATTGTGTCAAGTATAGCAACCGTATAGGTTGTTTTTTGTTTTGGAGGAAAAAGGGATGAAAGGAAAAAATAAACTAGAATACAATTTATGTTTTAAATATTCATTGTGTAAAAATTGCCCAAGAAATAAAAAATGCACAGAAGAATTAAAAAAAGAAAAATCAATTCCTTCAAAAAGGACAGAAAAGATATATATTCCTATAAATCGGAGGTGATAATTCATGTTAAATGCTAAGCAAGAAAGATTCACACAAAACATAGTGAAAGGTATGAGTCAAAGAGAAGCCTATAAAGAAGCTTATAACGCTAAATATAAAGATGAAGCTATTGATAATAAAGCAAGTGCATTATTCAACAAAGGTGAGGTTCAGGCGAGGTATAAAGAACTTATAAATCAATTAGAAGATGAATCTATTATGAGCGCTAAAGAACGAATGAAATGGCTTACTGATGTAATTAGTGGAAAAGAGAAAGAAGAATCTTATTACTACGATGATGGTGAAAAAATAATTTACGAAAAAGAAGCTGATATTAACACCAAAATTAAAGCAGTTGATACTCTAAATAAAATGAGCGGTGAATATAAAACTATATTAGGTGGTTCAGTAGAAGTAACTAAGAAGTTGGAAGATTTATTGTGAAATATACAGCAGACTATTTAATACAAAAACGAATCGAAAAATGGAATGAGACGCATAGTATTGAATATGATAAGCAATTAAGAACTGCAATAGCAAATGAAATAATAAATAATAAAGATCTTTTAAATGAAGTTAAAAGATACCCTGAAAAGTTAATTGAACTAGTTTTTATAGTAGTTGATAAAGACCAAAAGACAAAGCCATTTATATTAAATGATGTTCAAAGAGAGTTCATAAATATATTAAATAAAGCTATAGATGACTTTAACAATGGTTTGATAACTGATATATCTATGTTGATATTAAAAGGCCGTCAGCAAGGATTTACAACAGTTGTAACAGCATATCAATTAGCAAGTAGTATATTAAATAGAAACTTTCAAGGTTTCACATTGGCAGATAAAAGTGACAACTCAGAAGCAATATTTCAAAATAAAGCTAAATATCCGTATTCACAACTTCCAGAAGCATTAAAACCTACTGAGAAGTTTAATAATAGAAAACAATTGTTATTTGAGAAGATAAATAGTAGTTGGGCAGTAGATACAGCTACAAAAGATGTAGGGCGTTCAAGAACAGTAAACTTCTTTCATGGATCAGAATGTGCATTTTGGAAAGACGGTATATCACCTATTCAGGCAGCATTAGGGGAAGCATTTACAAAGAATTGCATAAAGATATATGAATCAACAGCAAATGGTTATAATGACTATCAAAAAATGTGGGATAGTGGAGTAAATATCAATTGTTTTTTTGAATGGTGGAAAACAAAAGAATATGTATTAAATTTTGAAAGTGATGATATATATAAAGAGTTTATAAATAAAATAAATACTCAAGAAGGATGGATATATAAGAGATTAAAGTGGTTAAAAGAAGATAAGAAGTTAAATGATAATCAACTATATTGGTATTTTAAAAAGTATGAAGGATATATTGATAAAGATTTAATTAAACAAGAGTATCCATGTACACCACAAGAAGCCTTCTTATTATCAGGTAAGACAGTATTTGATACTGAATTGTTATTGAATAGACTAAGTAAAATACATAAACCACTTAAAACTGGTTATTTCATATATAACTATGATGGATTAAGAATTACTAATATAAGATGGGTAAACGATCCAAACGGATATATAAACATATATCAAGTACCGAACGTTCCTAAAATGACAAAGTATTGCATAGGAGGAGATACATCTGGAGATGGTAGTGATTATTTTACAGGTCACGTTCTAGATGCTAAGACAGGAACACAAGTTGCAGTATTGAAACATCAATTTGATCCAGATCAATACACTAAGCAAATGTACTGTTTAGGTAAATGGTACGGAACATTAAATAGATGTAGTCAAGATGCTCTAATAGGAATAGAAGCAAACTTCGATAGTTTCCCTATTATGGAGCTACAAAGGTTAGGTTATACAAATCAATATGTAAGAGAATATCCTGATACTTATACAGGTAAAACTGAAAAAAGATATGGATTTAAAACAACTTCACTTACAAGACCTACAATTATATCTAACTTAATACAAATAGTTAGAGAAGAAACAAATAGTATCAATGATAAAGATACATTAGAGGAACTATTAACCATTGTCAGAAATGAGAAAGGTAGAATAGAAGCTCCTGAGGGAGGACATGACGATCAAATGATGGGATTAGCGATAGCACATTACATAAGGGATCAAGTACCATTCATTCAAGAGCAAATAGATGTTTATCCAGAGTTCAATTTTGAGTTTGAAAAGAAACCTGAATCAGACTTTGGAGAACAAATAACAATAGTATAGAAGGAGAAAATTTATGAAAGAATCAATTAAAGCAAGAAGATTAAGAAATTGGAAAGCAAGACAAATAGCAGAAGGTTATGATGTATCAAAAGTAAATACATTAGAGGAAGCAGAACATTTCTTTGATAAGAAAGCAGAAGAATCAAAGGCAAAGACAAAAAAAGAACTATTAGAAGAAGCTCTATCTCTAGGATTAGAATTAAGCAATAAACTAAAAAATAGTGAAATTGAAGAAGCTATTAATATTAAAAAAGCTGAATTACAGGAAGAAGAAAAGGGAAAAGCCTTAAAAGAAATTACTGAATTAGAAGTGCAATCAGCAATTAACGTAAACGAAGTTATGGATACACTAACAGATGGATTTGCAGTTGGAGAAGAAAACGATGGAAACGTTCATGTAAGGCCTGTCGTAAATGGTGAAATTATAGATACACCAGTAGAAAAAATAGAAACACCTGTAGAAGGTGAATAGTATGGAAACAGTATTAATAATCGCTAGCATAGGTATAATGAATATCCTATGTTTTTTAATTGGTGCTAGAGTAGTACAAAAGGTAGTAAGACAAGAAAAGATAGAACTAAATCCTATTAAAGCAATTAATAAAGCTAAAGAAGAAAATAGGGAAAAGAAAGAAAAAGAATTAGAAGATGAGTACATTAAAACAATAATGCACAACATTGATAACTACAATGGTACAAGTTTAGGACAAAAAGATATTCCAAGTAGGAAGTAGGTGAATTATGGACGAGAAAGAACTAAAAGAAACCGAAACATGGCAACTATTTGAAAAAGGTAGAGACTATCTAAGGTTAATGAATGTTTATAATGATACTGATAGAAACTATCAATTCTATAATGGCGATCAATGGGAAGGTGCTAAGATAGATGGAATTGAACCTGTACAATACAACTTTATTGAAACGATAGTTGATTACAAGTTAGGTAAAATTAATGCTAATGAGTGGGGGATAGTATTCTCTAGTGACAATTTTGACAGAGATTTTAGACCAATGGCTGAAAAGACCTGTGAACTATTAAACAAAAAAGCTCGTAAAGTATGGGAACGAGATAAAATGGATGCAAAAGTTCGTATATTCACTGAAGATTCAGCAGTAAATAGTGAAGGTATTATCTATGCAGATTATGATTTAGATAATCAAAGTCCTATTAATGAAGTATTAAATAAATGTGATGTTCACTATGGCAATGAACAAAGTGAAGACATACAAAGTCAACCATACATATTGGTTAGTAAGCGTGTATCAGTAATAGAAGCTAGAGAATTTGCTAAAGCAAATGGGGCTACAGAAGAAGAAATAGCATATATATGTGGTGATAATGATAGCTTTGAATCTGCTGGTAAAGATGCAAAATATGAGAAAGACCCAATGTGTACAATAGTAACGAAGATGTGGAAAGAAAAAGGTACAGTATGGTTCAGTAAATCAGTTAAGTATTTAGAAATATCTAAAGCAAAAGATAGTAAATTAACATTATATCCGCTAGTACACTTCTTGTGGAAACATAAAAAAGGAAGTTCAAGAGGCGAAGGAGAAGTTAAATATTTAATTCCTAACCAATTAGAAGAAAATAAAACTTTAGCAAGATCTGCTTTAAGTATTAAACAAAATGCTTATCCTCAAAAAGTAGCAGATATAAGTAAAATAGTTAATCCATCTGCTATAGGCCAAGTAGGTGGGGTAATTAAAGCGCAAGGAGCAGTAGATAATGTTAAAAACATTTTTGGTTATGTAGAACCAGCTCAAATGAGTGCTGATGTATTTAAATTTATGAGTGACTTAATTAGTGTAACTCGCGAAATAAGGAATGCTAGTGATATTGCTACAGGTGGAATTAATCCAGAAGACGCGAGTGGTAGAGCTATCTTGGCAGTACAACAAGCAAGTGAGCAACCATTGGCCAAACAAACTTTTGGATTGAAAGATGCTATTGAGGATCTAGCAAGAATATGGCTAGACCAATGGACAGTATATACTCTTGAAGGTATGACACTGGAAGAAGAATTAGTAGATGAAGATACAGGAGAAACTTATACACAATTAGTACAAATACCTGAAAGTGTATTAACTAATTTAAAAGGTAGTGTAACAGTAGATATAACTCCTAAGAGTGCATATGATAAATATGCTAAAGAAGTAAGTATAGAAAATCTACTTAAAGCTGGATACTTTAATGCACAAAGACTAAGTGAATTAAAAACTTATGTTCAATTGCTAGATGATGATAGTGTAATGCCTAAGAATAAATTGGAAGAAGCTATTAGCATTATGGAAGATGAACAAATGAAGATTGCACAAATGAGAGCGGACGCTCAAACAATGCAAATGAGAGCAAATGCTTATTTAAATGCTACTCCTGATGACCAAGCTCAACAAGTAGCAGAAGCTGGTCAACAAGTAAATGAAGAAGCACAACTGCAAAGTTAGTGCTTTTTATATTGCTTCGTGGTGAAATGGTAACACAAACGGCTTTGAACCGTTCATTTTCTAGGTTCGAACCCTAGCGAGGCAACCATTAAATAATTAAGTTCTTTATAGGACTTTTTTATATGGTCTAAGCATTGCAGACCTTATCAAAAACTCAAATGGAATATAGGGAAGCAAACCCAGACAAATAGGAGGAAATAATATGTTTGAAGAAAACGAAAAACCTGTAATTGATGAAATTACTGAAAATGTAGAAGAAACTACAGAAGAAACAACAGGAACTGAAGCAGAACCAACGATTGAAAAACCAGTTGAAAAAGTTGAAGAACCTGAAAAATTATATACAGAAGATGATTTCAACAAGAAATTAGATGAAGTATTAGCAAAAAAGATAGCTCGCAAAGAAGCTAAGATACGTAAAAAATATGATAGCAAATATGGAAAGTTAGAAAATGTATTAAGAGCTGGAACTGGTATCAATGGAGATATTGAAGAAATAACCGATACATTTAATAACTATTATTCTGAAAACGTAGAGGGCTATAAAACTCCAACAGAAAATAGATATTCTGAAAGAGAAACAGAAATCTTAGCTAAAGCTGAAGCAGATGACATTATTGAATCAGGATATGACGATGTAGTTGAAGAAGTCAATCGCTTAGCTAACATTGGTACTGACAAAATGTCAGCACGAGAAAAATTAATTTTTAGTAGATTGGCATCTGAAAGAAAAAGAATTGAAGATGAAAAAGATTTAGCTAGTATTGGAGTAACAAAACTAGATGATGATTTTAAAGAATTTGCTAAAGACTTAAATCCAAACTTATCTATGAAAGAAAAGTATGAGATTTATACAAAATATAAACCTAAAACCAAAGTAGAAACAATAGGAAGTATGCAAACATCTGATCCAGTTACTGAAAAGGATTATTATACTCCAGAAGAAGTTGATAAATTAACTAGAGAGGAATTAAAAGATCCTAAAGTAATGTCGGCTGTAGATAGATCTATGGCTAAATGGTATGAAAATAAGTAATCTTCCTATTAAAAATAAAGGAGATGAAGAAAAATGGCAGTAGGTAATTTTAAACAAACAGTTTGGGCTAGTAAAATCCAAACACAACTTGATACTATCACTTCATTAAAAAATCACTGTGATTTTGAATATGAAGGAGAAATCAAATATGCAGAAAGAATAAAAATCTTAGGTGTAGTAAGACCAACAGTTAAAACTTACGTTCCTGGTACACCTTTAGAAAGAGAATCAGGTAAAGATAATTCACAATTCATGGATATTGACCAATCTAAATATTACGATTTTGATGTTGATGATGTTGAAAAGGTACAATCTAAACCTGGTAAAATTGAAAAATTAACTGAGGAAGGAAATAAAGCATTATCAGAAGCAGCTGATAAATATGTTGCTTCATTAGTAGCAAAAGAAAAAGCTAATTTAGCAAGCGCAGTTTCAACAGACATTAGTAC